AATACACCATTATCACGATATCCTATCACATCAGTATCTGCGTCGCGATATTGGCTATCAAATAACGGCATTACACTACCAAAATGCTTGTAGATACAATAGGTACGATAGATATCATTTAGCTGTGCAATATCTGGCTCGGTGATGTAATACCAATCGCATAAGGGTTGATATGCTGTCTTAGCCAGTGCAATTCGTGCGTATTGATATGTCATCGTGGGTCTATCCGATGCTGAAATAGTATCTCTAAATATTCTTCCGGCCAAGAATGATAGAAACCTTTCTTACCCATTTGTGCTGCTGCTGTGTTTAACTTGCTTAAACTTTGCACCATTGCTAGAGCATAGGTACCTTGATTCATGCTGATACCATTCACTATTTCTTTATCTGCTGGATGGTCTTCTAACACAATAAGATCGTTTGGTAATAGATGCTCGGTATTAGCATGTTCAAGATCATTATGGAATTCAGGGTATGTAAATATCTCAGGATCATAAGCAATAATAATCACACTTCTATTATTCAATCCAGATAGGGCAAGTTGTGCAAGATCAGCCAGTGGTTGTGTCCCAACACGGACTTCAAAATCTCTATCCAATCTGGCTCGACGTGCAAATGGACACGGTGCCCAGCCACCCAATGCAGGATGTGGAATCTCAACAAAGTTTTTAATCCAATATTCAATATCTTGATATAGTTGTGTAGGTTCAAGTTTCATACTAAAAAAATGGCAACCCGCTCTTCTTTGTTGTCTCGAGATTCTCTTTAACAATTTCGTTAATAGCATTACGTTCGCTCTGACTCATCTGCATGGCTTCTTCGTAAGTTACGCCTCCCCGCATGTACCAGCATAATTTCAAAATATCTTGCCGGATATTACGTGTTTCTTTGTCCATGGCGTCTACCATGTTGCTGATGCCATCAGAATCAAGAACTAGGAGGCGGTTTCGAAAAAATTTGACATATCCAATGTAAACTCTTGCTGATATGCATGTTGACAATCACTACAAGTAATGTTTAGTGGCGGTAGTTCTGTTGCTGTACGTAACGATATAATATGTGTTTTAATAGCTTCAAATGTGCTTTTTGTACAATTATGTAAAAATTCGTATATATGGTCAGTTTCGGTAACCATGGCTTCAGCAGTTTTTATAGCACTGATTGATTGAGCTATACTTTTAATTGTTGCTTCTGTAATACGTCGAAATGCTTCGCCTAGTTTGGTAAGTTTTTCTGGCTCATCCATGGTTGCAGTAGAGAGTAGCTGTATAGTTTTCTGATCTTCAAACGATAATCGGCTATTTTCATTAGATTGGCGATAATTTAGTGGTGCGAAGTAAAAAGTTAAATCACCATCGGTGATTGATTTATCATAGTCTGGAGTACGTAGCTGATCTAGTACTGTTCTTAAGTCTACTTCAAAATCGTGACTGGCATTACACTTTGGGCATGTAGTTCCAATACCCATACTATGTCCATAGCTGGCCACACGTATAGCCACAAGCAACGCATTAAGATCAGTTATGGGTGAAACCCAAGCATCGGTAATATTTGGAACACAGCTTTGTACAAGATCAGCAACAGCAGAACCATTAAAAAGGGCGTCGGGTGTACGTCCAGTTATTTCATCCATGGCAGTCATTGGCAATACCGGCAGTTCATTGTTAGCAGGCATGACAATGCTGCCTGGCGGATAAAATTTACCAGCACTGGGTAGCTTGAGATGGATAGCTGCTTGACGGAAATGTTTGCGTAGTGGGTTGTTAGATTGGGTCATGTTTTCACCATAAATATACAACTACTTATCGGCGAAAAAAACATGACTATAGAAAACGAAGAGTTTAAACAAGCAATTAATGAACTCAGCCAGTCAATGTCTGGCGCATCCGATTCCGCCAAATTACTTGCCAAACAAGAACAAGCGGCTGCTGATGCTGCTGCCAGGTACAATGCAGCAGTTAGTAATGTTGCCACATCTCTTTCTAAATTTGGTAGTGCATTAGCGTCGGGCGACACCGGTCTGAAAAACTTCAGTGCCCAGGTAGATTTGATACAACAAACTAGCAAAGGGCTTACTAAATTATTAACTAAATTCCCGGGAGTTGCTAAGTTCGTTGATCTCCTAGTCGGTCCAGCAGCCGCCGGGTTAAAACTGTTGCTGAGCGAAACAGATGCATTGGCTAAAACATTTAATGAGTTTGGACAAATAGGTGCGTTAGGCTCCGCAGGTATGCAAGGGTTGATCGATGATTTTGAAAAATCTGGATTAACCATGGCAAGTTACAAAAAAGTAGTAAGTGAAAATACTGTAACTTTGTCTCGATTTAAAGGTTCGGTCAAAGAAGGTATTTCTACATTTGTTGACCTAACCAATGTGTTAACTACATTAGATAAAGAGGGAGAAGGTATTGGGCAACCACTTCGCAGGCTTGGTCTCAACCTTGAAGAAGTTGGAGAAACAGCAGCAGCATATGTGGCATTGCAAACACGACTTGGACGTTCTCAAACAATGTCTGTGGCCGATCTGGCAAAAGGCACCGTAGAATACGCAAAAAATCTGGACGAATTATCAAAAATAACCGGTACTAATAAAAAGACTCTGCAGGCACAGCAGGATGCTGCATTGTCCGAAACCAGGTTCCGTTCTAAAATAGTATTAGAAAATGATAAGAAGCAGGAACTGTCTGCGCTTCATTTGAATAGCATAATTACAAGTCTTGGTGGTGACGAAGCTGGTCAAGGATATAGAGACCTATATGCGTCCGGTGGTGCCGCACTTACTGAAGCGTCTAAAGCTCTTGTTCTTAGTGCTCCTGGCATTCAAAATGCTATTATGAAATTTCAAAATAAGGAAATAAAAGAAGAAGACGTGGTGAAAGCACTGCAAGAAGGGCTGAAATCAACTGAATCGGATCGAGCACAGACTGGAACCCAAATAGGTGATGCGATATATTTAAAATTTGCCAAAACCGCTGACTTTGTTCGTACAGATTTGAGTCAATTGGGCAAAGTAGCTAGTACGGTGTCGGATCAAATGAAACCCAAAGATGAGAAAGACGTAACTGAAAATATTATTAAATCTCAGCAAGCTATGGAAAAGATGTCAATTGCAATACAAAAAGCAATTACTGACACATTGCCAACTGCCGGCGCGCAAATCTTGAGATTTGCAGCAGTTGCCCAAAAAGTAACCGAATCTCTCATAAAGGGAGGCAACAATGCAGTAGGCGTTATACAAGACCCGCTCGCCATCATAGGTTTTGGTGAGACCGACGAGCAGGAAGAAAAGCGTAAAAGTGACAAGAATCAACGTAGACCTTTTGGACGCAAGGATGAAACAACTCCAGCACCGAGACCAGTACCAAGACCAGTTGATCCTGCCCGGCGCGACCAGTTCAATCGACCTCGTCCCGTTGGAGGTGACACCCCTGTAGCACAATCTATATTAAATCTTAAAGGAGCAGAATCAACAGCAGGTGGTGATGCAGTTCCAGAGTTACTGGCATTAGCACAAAAAATTCAAGAGATGTATCCTGGAGCAAGATTTACAGCATTAAATGATACGTGGCATCAGATTAATAGACCCAACAGTCAACATACAAAAGGAAAAGCTCTTGACTTTACATTGCCAGAAGCTCCGTCACAGAAAGCCGGTGCTGACATAGTAGCAAGCTTAACAAGTATGGGATTTAAATATGCCGAAGACCGCTATGCTAGACCAAGCGGTACGGGTCCACACATACATGCCCAACTAGAAAAAGGCGGAGTTATTAGCGGACCACGCAGCGGATATGCAGCCATGTTACACAGCACCGAAGCAGTTGTACCATTGCCTGATGGGCGTAGTATTCCGGTAACTAATTCCGGCGGCGGTGAATCATTTGAAATACAAGCTGCCCAGCTTAATGCATTGGAAGAACTGGTTAGTGCTATGAAAAATCAAGTCAGCATCAGCTCTAAAATGTTACAGTATGCACAATAGCATTCATACAGTAAATAATCGCTGCTGACATACGGCCCCAACATAAATACATATACAAGGATTTGATAAATGGCTGATAAAAGCAACGGCGGAACGTGGCGTAAGTACTTTAAAATCGCACCACAAGGTGGGCAGCTAAGTCCTATTTCTGGACGTAATAGCTTTGGCTTGCCAGGATACGGCCGTCAGGATGGGGCAAACAACACAAACGACTTTGCTTTCCGCAACTATGCCAGCCGATTACCCGAAGTGTATTCTGGACATCCAAATCGTATCGAACGCTATAATCAATACGAAAACATGGACTGTGATAGTGAAGTCAATGCTTGCTTAGATATCATCGCAGAATTCAGCACACAGGTAAGCACAGAAAATCAAACACCTTTTGATATCAAGTATCAAGACAAGCCAACTGATCACGAAATAGAAATTATTAAGAAACAGTTGCAACAATGGAGCAAGTTGAACAAACTGGATCAACGCATGTTTAAAATGTTCCGCAACACAATCAAGTACGGTGATCAAGTGTTTATCCGTGACCCAGAAACATTTGAACTGTACTGGGTGGACATGACCAAGGTAGGACGTATCATTGTTAATGAAAGCGAAGGCAAACGCCCTGAGCAGTACATAATACGCGACATTAATCCAAACTTTGAAAATCTCAGCATGGCACAAAAAACCACGCAAGATTTCATGGCCAACCCCACTGTGGGCAGTATCACTAACCAGAGCAACTACACCATGCCAAATGGTGGTAGCAGCGGCGGATCTGGCACCAGTAGATTTACACGCAGCATGAACGAATTTTGCATAGATGCAAAGCATGTGGTCCACATAAGCTTGAATGAAGGCCTGGACCAATTCTGGCCCTTTGGTCGCAGCGTATTAGAAATGATCTTTAAAGTATTCAAACAAAAAGAACTATTAGAAGACTCTATACTGATCTATCGTGTGCAACGTGCACCTGAACGTAGAATATTTAAAATTGACGTAGGTAACATGCCAAGCCACCTGGCAATGGCATTTGTTGATCGTGTCAAAAACGAAATGTGGCAACGTCGTATTCCAAATGCCAACGGTGGTGGTGCAAACACCATGGATGCCACATACAATCCACTGTCAGTTGGTGAAGATTTTTTCTTTCCTGTGGGAGAAGGTGGTCGCGGAAGCGATGTTACTACCATGCCAGGCGGCGCCAATCTTGGTGAAATTGACGATTTAAAATACTTTAATAACAAAATGGCACGCGGATTACGTGTACCAAGTAGCTATCTTCCAACTGGACCGGACGAGTCAGCACAAGCTTACAGCGATGGTAGAGTGGGCACAGCACTTATACAAGAATATCGCTTTAATCAATATTGTGAACGCATGCAGAAGCTGGTGGTGCAGAAATTAGATGATGAATTCAAGATGTTTCTTGCCTGGCGTGGATTTAACATTGATAGTAGCTTGTTCAATATCACGCTTTGCCCACCACAGAACTTTGCCAGCTATCGTCAAACAGAATTAGATAATACCCGTATCACAGCATTTGGTCAGCTTGAACCCTTGCCTTATCTTAGCAAACGTTTCTTGCTCAAACGTTATCTTGGGCTTAGTGAATCAGAGATCGCAGAGAACGAAGAATCCTGGCGCGAGGAGCGTGCCACACCCGAACTTCAAACCACACAAGGTCAGGACATGCGCAGTGTGGGTATCACTCCGGGTGGTATGGAAGCAGATATTGCTGCCGGTGCAGAACTCACAGCAGAACCAGGTGCAGAAGCGCCTCCAGGAGCCCCAGGTGCCGGCGTACCTCCCCCTGTTCCTGGTGGTGGTGCACCGGGCGGCGGATCTATTCCAACTGTATAAATACAGTCATGCTACTAACAGAAATTTACAGTCGTGAGCCAGCTGGTTATCAAGACACCACTCAAGACAATAGTCAAATCCAATTGGGCGATACGCGCAAGACACGTTTCACCTTGCGTCAAATCCACAAGTTACGCATGATGAATGACATTCGATCTGTGGAATATAAAGAAAAACTAAAGTTAGTTCGCCAACAATACGCACCACCCGCAGCCGCCCCTGGCATGTGATAGAAACTGCCATTATTGGCAGTTTTCCACCGTAAAACCACATAAATTGTTAAACTCGTGTAAATATTTTCACGAGCCATAACCATTGGAGGGACTCATGACTAAATTCGAACAACTGGTAGAATACGTTATCAATGATGACGAAGCAAAAGCTAAAGCACTGTTCCACGACATCGTCGTTGAAAAAAGCCGTGAGATCTACGAAGATCTCATGCAGGCTGATGAAGAGGAAGATGAAGATAGCATTGATGAAGGTATGGGCGGAGATGCAGCTGACGATCTTATGTCCGAAGTTGAAATGGACGAAACAGGCATGACTGAAGAGGAAGATGAAATGGCTGATGACGAAGCCGACGATGAAATGGCTGCCGATGATGAAATGGCTGATATGGACGACATGGCCGGCGAAGAAGGTGGTGCTGAACCAGCAACTAAAGATGATGTATTGAATCTCGAAGACAAGCTGGATCAACTCATGGCCGAATTTGAACAATTACTTGACACAGAAAATGGTGACATGGATGACATGGATGACATGGGCGACGAAGAACTTGCTCCTGGTGCCGGTGGCGATGCATACGCAATGGATGATACCGCAGAATTTGGCAGTGACGAACTTGCTGAAGCAGTTAATCTTAAAGCTGCTCCAAAGCCAGTTACCAGCGAAGAAGGCAATACCTACAAGAAAAGCCCAGTGGCAGCCAATGCCGGTGCTAAAGGTGCTCTTGCTAAGCCAGTTTCTTCAGGTGCAAACGACGGTGGTAGACACGACGCCCCAGGCGTGTATGGCAACAGTTCTAAAGAGTTAATTGGTAAAGTTGGTAATTCGCCAGCTGGTGCAACACAAAACCTCAAGCCAGCAACGAAACCGCATCTTGCGCAAGCAACCGGTGTGAATACCAAATCACCAGTGAAGTCGTAATACCCGGATATGGCTCGATATCTAAGGGAACAACTCAGTTTCACTCAGGCCAGGATTGAACTCCTGACTGAGGAAACTGCAGATGGCCAGGGTAAAAATCTTTACATGAAGGGCATTTGCATTGAAGGCGATAAAGAAAATGCAAATGGTAGAGTTTATTCACGTAACGAGATACACAAAGCAGTGAACACTATTAATGAACAGATTACCAGTGGACTTAGTGTGCTTGGTGAAGTGGATCATCCAGAAGATTTAAAGATCAATCTTGATAGAGTTAGCCACATGATTGAGAAAATGTGGATGGAAGGATCATTGGGATACGGTAAATTAAAGATATTACCAACACCTATGGGACAACTGGTTAAAACTATGTTGGACTCCGGTGTGAAATTAGGCGTTAGCAGTCGCGGTAGCGGTAATGTTGATGACTCAAACGGTCATGTGAGTGATTTTGAAATCGTCACCGTTGATGTCGTGGCACAACCTAGTGCCCCAAACGCAT